CCGTTGAACCGTGGCGCGGCGAGATCGTCGCGGAGTTTACGGAAATAGAAAGCGGCAAGAAAAGCGACCGCCCGGAACTAGCGCTTGCCCTCGCCGCGTGTCGGGAAAAGGGCGCAACGCTGTTGATCGCGAAGCTGGATCGCTTGGCGCGCAACCTTCATTTCGTTTCGGGCCTGTTGGAAAGTAACGTCCCTATCATGGCGGCGGATATGCCAGAAGCGGACCGGACATTCCTGCAAATGGCGGCGGTGTTTGCCGAATGGGAAGGCCGCAAAATCAGCGAGCGCACTCGCGCCGCCCTTGCTGCCGCGAAGGTGCGTGGCGTTACGCTTGGTTGCCCATGCCCGGAAAAGGGCGGCGCGGCGACTAAACGCAAGCGCCTTGCCGCGTCCGCGCGTGTGGCGGAAGGGGCGTTAGCGGTCGCGCGTCCGCTACTGGACAGGGGCGCAAGTCTGCGCGAAATTGCCGCCGCCCTGAACGGGTCTGGAATTTCAAGTGCAATGGGCAAGCGCTGGCATCCCGCCAGCGTATCCCGATTAATCGAAAATCACGGAGGATAATATGGTTGGAAAATTAACACCGGACGACATCATCAGCGCGAGCGTTGTGCCTGCGCTGCTCGGCTATAGTAAGTATATGACGCGTAATCAGTTGCTTGAACGCTGCATAGCGGCGGCGGAAGGTACGTTCGTCGATACCTTCACGGGCAATGAAGCGACGTTTTGGGGCAATGAACTCGAACCCGTGATATTGAAAGTCGCGGCGGAGCGTTTGGGGCTGCAAAATTTCCGCGACGATTTTCCTGCGGCGTATTCTCATCCGACGCTTCGCATGGCCTGTAGTTTAGACGGGTTGGGAGAAGGGCGAGGTACGATCAGCACTGACGAGGACAGGGGCATATTCCTGATGAACGCTGACACGATAGACCTGACCGGGCCTGTGATTGTGGAGAGCAAAGCTACACGCTCGCACTCTGAATCCAGGCCACCGTATGATCGCGGTCCATTACAGTTGCAGGCGCAGATGATGTGTACAGGCCACAAGGTCGGAGCCATTGCGACGTTGTATCAGGGGTTGGACTTGCGCTTGTTTGTGTATGCTGCTGACCCGGACATACAAAGCCAAATAGCAGAAGCGGTTGTGGATTTCGAGCGCCGCAAGGCGGATGTCGATTTCTATCCTGTGGAATCCAGCGACGACGCCGCGTCTGCGTACAGCACGGTCGATAACGACGCGCCTGAACTTGATCTGTCACGAGATGAAGACGTGGCGGACGCATTGCGTGAGCTTGTTGAAGCAAGGGCGGACAAGGGCGCAAGTGAAGCGCGTATTGACGCGGCACAGGCAACAATCATGGAATATATGGGCGCTCATCCGAAGGCGAAAGGGTTGGTAGGCAATCGCTCATATCAAGTCACTCGCCCAATGCGTAGTTATAACGCAAAGCCTGAGAGAATAGTGCCTCCAAAGGACGCATATACTGTTCGCCAAAAGACTTTGACGATCAAGGAGATATAAATTTAATCGTCACTCCTTGGCTCCTTTAGCCTAGTCTGTTAATGACCCCATTGACTATAGGAAGACGATTCGGTAGGATTCTGTGTCGAAATCACTTTCTATCCAGCGTGTGAGGTCAAATGCCACGCTGGTTACGACATCAGGCCACGGCTCGAACCCGTGGCCTTCGTCGTTTAGATCAACTATTCAACCTCAACCAGCTTGTATCTCTTGCCATTCCTTTCACAGTTTCGGGACGATTACAACGGCTCGCGTTTCAGCATCGACATAAGCGATTCTAACGTCCAGCCGTTTCTGGACATCAGACCGTGGGCGATAAATTCGCGTGGCTTTTTTACGACCCGGATTGATCCGTTTTTTGTCCGACTTTGAGTCGAGCAAAATAATATTGCCAGCCTCATTTACGCAGATCAAATCGGCTGGTCCCTGGTGGGCCAAAGGTCGATAAACAAAATAGCCAAGGCGCAGCATATACTCGGTTAAAATTGCCTCGCAGACCTGGCCCAGTTGTTGACGGCTATCCGGCAAGCGCGGCCATACGTTTTGCCAAACGCTGCGCCCGTTCTGGCGTCTGCTCTGCCCAGCGACTGTCGAGCATCTCCTGGCTAACACCGTCCCAGAACCTCTTTTTCACCAGGTCATGCGTGTTATGAAACTTCATAAAGCGGCCAAGGCCCATTTGAAAACACATGTTCGCGAGAATTTTCTGGACCTCGTCAGGCAGCTCGTCAAAGTCATCATGAACAATTTTACAATCGGCGATGGTGCGCTTGATATCTTTGTCGAAAAGTTCGTTCACGCGCTCAACAGACACAGGAGTTCCGACAGCTAGGTCGTACTCGGGGTCCACTCCAGCGATACAGAGGTGTCCGATGCCCATTGTTTTATAGCCAATATGGTCCCGGTATATTTCGTACTTCACACCTTCGTCGGCAGCAATTTCTTCGCGTAGTTCGTCTAAATTCATTTCGCTACCCCTTTGACCTTTTCCCAGCTACGCAATCCACCAAGACCCAGCATCCCCATCAGAACGGGCATTAGCTCGCCCAAATCCATTTTTGGCAGGTCGATTAAATATCCAGACTGCGCTAACCCAAAAACTAAAATTGGCTGGAGGACGTAGGTGTACATAAGAGCAACGCCACACGTCCAACCGATGAATGGTCTCCACCCAGCGACAAACATCGATCTATGCGCAGCCTCGACTTTGTTAATGCCAAGCTGCGCTAGATCGACTTGGGCTAGGCTATCGGTCAGCTTGGCTTGAATTTCTCGCTCTGCCGCTGCTCGCTTTTCTTTGTCTTCCGGCAGAAAACGCCCAGCGACTTCCATCACGGACGGCAGGACGGCAGAGAGCAGCCCAATCATTTCCACCTCGCCAATAAAATGATTGTGATAGTGACCAAGATGATTATCCCAAGCTCACCCGGCGTGAACGCCAACGGCGGCATCATCATTTTTTCACCTGCGCGAATGAAGTCGCGCCGAAATAGACCGCCACCAGTCCCGACAGCCCGTAGAAAATGGGGCCGATGGGCGTGTTGGTGTAGGCGGCTGGGTTGAACAAGACGCAGAAAACGGTGACTGCCATGAGTGCCAGCGCGGCCCAGCACATTAAACGGCGGTTGATTTGGTACGCTTTTTTGTCGGGTATGTTGTCTTCTGCCATGATTATTTTCCTTTCAACAGCGGGTTATCGAGGGCGCGTTGAAGCCGCTTATTCAAGGTTGCTTCAAGCGCGTCTAGCTTTTCATCTACGCTAGAAATTTTTGAATCAAAGCGCTGGCTCGCACTCGAAATAATGGAGCGCAGGGTTCTTTCAGCTTGCCGCATTGCAGCGCGAGTATCGGCATCCGCTTGGCGGGAGCGGCGGTCTACAGCTCCGACGGTTTTGTAGAGTTTTGCAGCATCGCTTCGTTGGTCATCTCGAAGATCGCGAGCAAGCTGCTGTATCTCGCCAACGCGCAAACGGACCGACGCCATCTCTTTTCTGACAGCATCAACGGTCTCGTTCTGCACTGCCAATTCCTGCCGGATACCCGATAGATCAGGGGCAGAATAACTAGCGATCTTTGCCTTCATCGACTCGTAGTCTTTATAAATTTCAAACGCGCCGTAGAGACCCCCGACGAGCGTAGACAGGGCCATAACGACGGCGACCATCTTGCCGCCCTTGAATTTTACGCCTGCAAATTCAACCTCAGCCATCAGCGTTTCCAATCAAGTTGAACGAGCGCATCCATCGCCCCGTTTGAGCTACCGAATAGCGTGTAATTTTGCATTGGGTTAGCCAGACTGCGGTCGTCTCGCATTGATGTAGTCGGCATGGTCACCACGTCAACCAGCGCATTACCTGTCTCAATCCTTGGCGCGATCATCCCCATCGCTACAAGCATCGTCGTCTGCGCCGCTGCTGAATATCTTTGAGACGGGGCGATCTTCGCCACTACTTTCTGCGCTGCCGCTTTGATTCTCTGCTGCCGTGTTGGTGGTGCAACTGCTGCTGGCGCGGATTCGGGCGCGGCTTCTGGCGCTGCCTCGGTTGTTTCTTCTGGTGATGACGGTGCCTCCGGTTCAGCCGCTGGTTCAGGTGCCTGTTCTATTTGTGCCTCGATAGTCGCCTCGGCTTGAGCTTCCTGTTGTTGCTGTTCCGCAGCGGGCGCTGGCAGGTCGATTTGGATTGGCACAATTTCAGGAGGGGCAGGCGGAGCTTCTGGGGCAGCGGCAACAACGATAGGGGCCGGTGCTGCCGGTGGGGGAGGCAGGGCAACAGGGACGACAGGGGTGATATCTACAGGAGGCGGGGCAATCGCAACTTGCTGATCGACCACCGCAATCTGGTCAAGTATCTGTTGCTCGATCACGTTTTGATAAGTGAAACTAACGCTTGGATTGCTAAAAACGGGGCCGTACATTCCGCTGTGATATCCAGCGTCAATTCCGAACAATTCGTAGGAGCCGGTAAGTGTGCCATAGTTATTAGGAGACACCGTGTCTGTGAAACTGAAAGATCGAAGACCACTGAAGTCAAGTTCAATTCTGTGCTTAAACTGTTGAACTAAATAGTTATCGTCGAACAGAGATAGCGTGAGAGACGCGATGTCTCGACAGTCAGAGTCCTGTGTGATTGTCGCACACGATGCCAAAACCGCATTTGACGAATGCGATTTTACTGTGAAACTTGAGTTAATATCGAAGCCGCGATTAACCTGATCCTTTGTCAGAGGAATATCGCCTGCCGCAGTATAAATGCCACCACCGTTTTTGGCGTTACCCGTGCCGCCGAGGCCGTCCGTTGAGCCGCTTGTTTCAAACTCAGAAATTTTTGGCAGTAGGTTGCCGGTCGTGACAGTCTCAGCAACCGCCGTCGAACAGAACAAAAGAAGCGTTGCCAACCAGCGCGTCATTCACTGTCCTCAATTTCTATTTCAACAATTTTCTGAACGCGAATAACCGCGCCAACAGGAGCGCGTTCAGGGTTCTTTAGCCAAGCCTGTTTTGCAGCCTCACCAATCTTACCATCTCGCGGGCAAGTCGTGCCTGCCTCCCACATAGCGTTCCAGACCCGCGCATCTTGGCACAGCAGGCTTATCCCGGCGACCTTCAGGCCCATACCGTAGACAGCGCGAGCTAGCTTTATGCGCTCACAGTTCATGTCACGCGTCGTCGTTCCGCCTGACACACCGAAGACGCTTGTTTGCATTGCTGCGCTTGAGCCGGTCTGGCAGACATCAGAATTGTTGACCACTATCGATGGACTCGACGCGGTGGGCGGTGTTTTGTCCACGATTGTGCTGCTGCTGACGGTCGCGCTTGTCACCGTATCAGCAGCACGCAACACATCTGTTGTCACCAGAAAAATGATGACAGTCGCAAGAAATGATAGCGCTGCTGCTAAAGTTTTGTACGCCATCGTCGGTACGTTTTTGTTTCGCGGATGCGGATGACCGTCCAGACAATACTCAACAACGCAGCGACGGCGGGTAACCAGTCCGCTAAAGTTGCGCCGACAATTGCAAAACTCCCAACATCAAAGCCTGCTTTAATCTCCTCGCTCATGGCGCGAGTTCCGGCCAGTCATAAAGAATACCGGACTTATTACCATCTACATCCCAAGTTAGAAAAAGCGCAGCTACGGCAGCGGTATCAGCAGCGCCATCTATCGCACTCTCCATTGCTGTAGCTTTAGTGCGGATAGCATCACGCCATGTTGCGATATTACTGTGGATAGCCGTACCCTTTTCAGACTTGCGGACAACAGCCCAGTCAGTCTGTGCGAGTAGCGACCCCTGCTGCGCCTTGACCTCTGCGATCAGCGTAGATTTCACGCCGAGCGTGACGACCTGCTGTCCTTTTTCATCGAGCAGAGGGTCACCGTTTTCATCGACCTCGTTGATATCGTCCAGAGACTTAGGCGTGGAGTTTACTGTGCCGTCATCGTTATATGACCAAGTGTACAACCGGCTGTCAGGGTGTGGCTGTTGCACGATCTCGGTAATGCCGTGTGCTGCTTTTTCCGCAGCAGACCAAGTATACCAATTAGCAGGGTGTTGGATACCGTTCTGATCGGTCCATGCCTTACCCGGTCGGATGGTCTGTGTGCCTACTTTGTAGATGGTCGCCATGTCTTGCTCCTTATCGGGCGTTAGCAGTTTTTAGGGGCGCTTCAGCGAATGCGGCAAATACGTAAGTCGCACCGCTTTCACTAACTCTAGCTGCACTGCTTCTAACTTTGAAGCCGTTTGAAAGAATGTCAATTTCCGCCGATTGGCTAAAGAATGTCGTAGCTTCCGCTTGACTGGTGTTGGGCAGAAGCTGAAGGTTCGTGACGTTATAGGGGTTGCGTGTGGCGTCCTGAATGATCCAATCCCGTGACGAAGTATCTGCCTGCTTGATCATTACCCACGCAGGTTTGAAGCCCAGATTAATCATTGGCCCATTTGCGTTTGCAGTTCCAACATACGACCCGAAGGAGCTGAAGCCCTCGACTGGTGCGAAGACATACGCAATGTATGTTCCGCCATTTGCATTCCCCTGAGCATTGGTACCTAGTGTAAATACCGACGAAGTTGGTTCTGTGTCGTTAAAGTATTCAGCACTATCAAAAGCAGTCCCAGAAGATTGTAAAAATAACGACTTTGTAGCACCAACGGCAGAGTGATAAACACCCCAGTTTGTACCAGCAGCACCTCTCTGTTTAACAATAAACATTCCCGGCTTTACACCAAGATTGTGTGCTACAGTTCTATTCACCCCAGTGCCGGAGTAGCTAACAATATCAAAACCCGGCGTTGTCCCCTCTTTCCATTGCCACGCTACATAATCCTTACTAAGAGTATTAACATTACCATTGTTTCCAACAGTAAACCCATCAGCATCGAAAGACGTTAACTTCTCAGGGAATGTTGTTTCTTCCTCAGTTGTGTTTGTGTTGAGGTCTTTGGTAGCTCCACGAACAGCGTCAAATACTTCGTGACTCGTCGATGGACTTCCTCTCTGCTTAATCCAAACAAGATCAGGTTGGAACGTACTGTTCTCAGATTGATTTACTTCAAGACCACCAGAGCCAATAGCTGTGCCGTTACCTGCATACAAGGTTGGCTGGAAATAGGCTGACGGGTCTACGATAGTCGGGGCTGGTAGTGCGGCAGTGGATAGTGCGACGAAGCCGGTGGGCGGGGTGTGGGTGAAGGCAGACTGCCCAAAATTCACCGTTGCGTTTCCGCTAAAGTCCGAATACGCAGGAACAAACCTGCCTGAAAGGCTGGTGAATGCGGCATTAGTGGTTGTACCAGTTTCAATTTCACCAACTGTTGCACTGTTCTGCCACGTTCCATCGTTGCTGAACCAAATTGCTCCGTTGTCTAAATCAAGAGCTACGCCAACAATCTTACCGGCGGTATCAAAAACACTGCCATAAGCAGATTGACTATTATTATTTTCTTTGGTGCCGTTCTCAACATAACCCCATCCATAGGCATCATCGACAAAATACTCTCCGCTTGTGATGATAAAATTGTCTACATCAACAATGCCAATAACTTTACGCGAACCGCCAGCATTAGTATTTCCATTTGTCACTTCCCAGTACCATTTACCACTAGTTACAGCAACTGTACCTAAAGAAACACCTTGTGAGGCGGAAATTGTAGACTTGAGATTACCTTCTGAAAGCGTTTGTGCTTGTCCTGTCACAGAATTAAACGTGCAGAAATTATCAGTCGGCGTATCCGTTACCTGATCTGTTGCGGCTAGGCCAGAGGAGGTCCAGTCGTTATTATTGCCTGAGAAGTCTTCTCCCAAGTCACTGGCTGTCTCGCCTGTGATGTAGAATCCATTTGTGCCGTAGCTGCCAGAGTATTCTTTCGCAATCCACTGTCCGGTGTCGCTATTGACTTCGCCAAAGCTGCTTGCGTCTAGTGATTGGCCGTCGATGAAGTGATATTCCGCCATATAGCAGTCAGAGTAGGTGCCGCCGCCGCTTGGCGTGTATCCGATCCGCTGCTGATATGCAGCCCGGTTAAAATATGTAGTGGCGTAACCAGATGCCGGATAAGTTGACGAAGAGAACGATGTGATACGCTCACCGTTCACATAAAGGCGCAGCCTGTCTGTGCTGGTTGCGTTATCAGTGTCCCAAACAGCAACGATATGGTACCAAGCAGAAGGGTCACGAAATAGCGCATTGGTTAGCAGCCCGTTACCAGTACCATTATTATCATAAAACTGTAATGCGCTGCCGTTTAATCGCAGTTCACCAGAAGCAGGACCGCCAGAATCATACCCGCAGTAGATGTTCATAAGAGAAGTGATATTTGCGCGTTTCACCCACGCAGAAATGGTAAAAGCAGTTGTATCTCCGTCGCTTCCGGGTGTGCGATATAGGTACGCCGAGTCGTTGTCATTAAACCTAATCGACTGATCAATGGTGTACCCCGCCGCAGAGGTCTTGCTGTTGCCTTGAATAATCGACATTACGCAAACACTGCGCTGGTGACGACATAGGCGTTCGTGCCGTCGTCGTAGTACGAGAGCCAGTAAGTGCCAGCGGTGCTGATCGTCGTCGCCAGATTGGCATCGCCCTTGGTTGTCGCCGCGAGACTGATCGCGTGACCGCCGCTGTTGTCGAGCAGGATGTTGCCCGACTGTCCAGCGGTGTGGTTCGTAAACGTCAGAGTGCCGGTGCCGGTGGGCGTGCACTTCCAGTTATTCGTGACCGACAAATCCAGCGACAAATCATTATCGACGGTGATCGTGCCACGCTGGCTGATGGTAAACGTCTGCGCCACATCGGTCTTTGCGGTGTCGGCGTCATACGCCTGAACGTCAGAGCCGATAACCACGCCAAGGTTCGTGCGAGCGGTTACGGCGTTGTTAAGGTCGGACAGGTTGTTCGCTACCTGAAGGAAGTCGGCAGTAGTCAACGCCGCCTCCACCCACGCGCTGCCGGTGTAGACCTTCATCACGTTGGACGTGGTGTTGAAGTACAGGTCGCCGGGTTGAAGTGCCGAGGTATCAGCCCGCTGCGTCGGGTCAGACGCGGATGGGCCAATGTACACGTCGGCGAAGTTAGTAACGTCGGTTACGTTGGCGGCCACCGTCGTTACGTCGGACGAGATACCGGCTACCGTGGTTACGTTGGCGCTGATCCCAGCGACCGTTCCGATATCGGCCCCGTCTGCGGCCACCGTCGTTACGTTGGACGAGATACCGGCTACCGTCTGAATCGCGTCGGTCGCATCCGTGCCATCCTCAATGTCGGCAAGCGTTGCTATGTCATCTGTGATGGCTGCTAATGTTGCAACATCATCGCTTGACGCGCCCGCTTCTGGGTTGCCGGTCGTCGAGTTAAAGGCGAGATATTTGCCCTTGCGACTGTCTTTCGACGGAAGCGTCATGTCGATGCTGGTCGGATCAGTAACAGGCGCTTTGATCGAACGCGCATTCTCCTCGCTGACCTGTTGGGTCATTATGATCTGGCTATCAAGCTGTTCGTTAATTGCCGTGGCGCGGAAGTCGCCTGCCGTTACGAAGTCAGTGGTGCGTTCGATGTCGCGTGATCCGACAATGGTAATCTGGTCGTCAGCGTCAGGCGTTGTCGGAACATTTGTGCCTACAACAATCGTCACGCTACCCGTGCCGTTGGCGTTGATCGTTACCGTGTAGTCGGTCGTCAGCGTAAGTAAAGTCGTATTGAAGTAAACCGCGATGTCTGTTTCGACAAGTACCTCAAACGAGAAAGCATACGGCCCCGTACCAGCGGAGCCAGTGTAGACGACGCGCCGCGTCACTGCGTTGATACTATATTCCGGCATTTGTCAATCCTATTTGGGTCCGATTATACATAAGGTTCATATCAGTCTCCACGCATTTTCTTCTGATTTGAGTTAGTTCTCATCCGTGCTGCATAATCAGGAAACTCAATGATGTCGCCCGGAAGCCCATATTTACGACCCGGTAGCTTACCCAAAGTTATGCTGTAAATCTCGTTCTTCTCGTCCCAGTTGCTTATACCGAACATTCTTCTACGAGCCACACTTCTGTATTCGCTGACGATGCTATCTACTTCATTTTGCACAACGCCGATCCGCGCCTTCATTTCTCTATTTTCGTAGAAACGGGTCTTCTCTTTGATGCGCTCAACAATAGCTTGGCCCATTGTTTTGCCGCGTATCTTTATCTTTTTGGCATACAGTTCTTTATAACGATTCTGAATTTCTACTGGCAGAACTACACCATTAAATGTTTTTCGCGGTTCGCTTGGGAAGTGATTGATAGCGGCTAACATTTCGCGCAATTCGCTTGACTTCCCTGACCTGACATACGCAGGCAATGCGACGTGCTGCGCCTCTATCGGCTCGCCTAGTTCGTCAAGGCGCGGTTTGACTCCGGTCGAAAGACCGGGAACCCTGCTGCGGAAACGATTATAGGCTTGGAAGAATGGGCGCATCCATTTTGCTGCATCGTCCGAGCCAGACGCCTCATACACTGCCCTCTCTTGCCCCAATGTGATATCGACGTTTCTGACTGCCGGGTCCAATATCCTTTCAAATTTGGCCGCGAGAGAACTGTTAGCGAGATTCGCCACTGGCATCGCGTTGCCTAGAAACGTGAATCCGGCGCGACTCGCTGTCTCAATTATAGAACGGAGCGTGTCAATATTGTCCTCTGATCTCGTATTGATCGAAGACATCATATTCGATATCTCTTTTAGCGCAGGAATGTTGGTGCTGTACTCAGAGAGGGCAGCAATAGCTGGACCCATCATTTTTTCCATTTCGCCATCGTCATATCTGCCGTATCTCTCTGCGTCTTTGAACGCAGCCGCGAGAAGGAATGGCGTATTCAGAGGCTCAAGGCGTTTCAAAGAAACGAACACCATGCCATTGAATTGCCCTTTGCCGAAAGTTACGGCATCTTTGCCCATGACTTTCTGTAATTTACGAACAGAACTTTCTGTCCATTCGTCTTTACCGAAACGAAGTGAGAACTCCTGCCAGCCTAACTGCCGTAAGTTATTGCGCTCGTTAGTGTCACCGGGACCAGCGCCCGTAACACGACCGGAGTCTGCGAATTTATAACCAGCGGCTAGAAGACCAGACCCTAGAGACAAGCGAGCAATCGTCATATCTCTATGCCTTCCACCCTTCTTCCATTCACTTTGGAAGCGAGGCGACAGGAAGTTTAGGCCCGGAACTCGCGCCGCTGTTTCATCAGCAATCTTCAAGATCGTTTTGTTAAACATCACCATGAATTTAATTTTGTTCAAGGCCTTGTTCGTTTTCCAAAACGCGCGACCTGTTTTTGTCTCCATATCCCAGCTACCTTGCAGTGTCATCATCTGGCGGGCGGCTTGAATGTTCTGTTCCACAGACGCGGGTCGTTCTGTCAGAAGTTTTTCCGCAGATTCCTGTGCTAGTTCAAGGGCCTCATCAGGAGACATAAACTCAATAGCGTCATCGTAAGTTTGTTTGGCGAGACGCGCCGCTTCTTCGTGAAGCTGCATACGCGCGACAACGCCGCCTATAAGTTCATCGCCTGCGCCTAATGCTTTGAACGAGATTGAGTAGCCCGTACCCATTGCGTCCAAAATACCAAGCATTCCTCCTTTTAGCCCGCCTGCGGCGCGAGTAGCAGCTATTTCTTCTCCGAATAGATATTCGGATTTGAAGGGGTTTCTGCTAACGCCCAGCTTTCCTACAGCCTCGCCCTCTTTGAGTTGTTTACCCATCAGGACAAAACCATCGACTATGCCCGAAAGAACGGCATGGTTTCTCGCATGGATGTCATCCATGAAGTAGCGATCTGCGTCGTAGTCCTTGCCGAAAGTTTTCGCCAATCGTTGACGCATCTTGCCAATCGGTATGGATATCAATCTCTCTGAATAATCCATCCCGGTGAATGCGACGTTAGCTGCGAGGTTATACAGATGCGTTTCGGGATTTGATAAAAGCACAGACTGTGCGCTGTAGACCATCGCGTCATAAACTTTCCAGCCGAAAGACCGCTGCAAAAGTTTGTTCTTTCTTCCGCGTCCGCCTGATTTCTCTCCTACTGAAATGTACTTTTCAGCCAAGGCGCGTAGATGATCCTCGCCGCCTTCGTTGTCGAGGGCAGACCTTATCTCCTGTATAGACACCTCGTCGCGTCCAGCCACATTTTTGAAGACGTTCATGGTACGCGCTACGTCACGTTTAGCGTTAGATAGCGAGTCCATGATGATCGTGTGCTGCGCTATGGCCTCACGCAATTCTAGTTGGCCTGCTTCGTCAAGCTCGCCATCGCGCATCTTGAACATCATTTCGTCCAGCTTCTTGGCGCTGACATCGTGAAGACTCATCAGCCCGGCAAGATTTACAGCGAGTTCGTCGTTACCAACCGCCGATTCCATCTTCTTGCCGGAGAGAATACCCTTCAATGTTTTCTGCGGCACACCGGCCTTTACAGCTTCATCGTATATGCTTTGGATAGTGCGCGTTTTAACGTCAGGAAGTTGCGCCGCTGCTGCCTGGACAGTAGCCGCCAATCCATCGTCATCATAGAAACGCGTGTTGATAGGACCGCGCACAACGCCAGCAGCTTTTTGCGCCGTAGTCGGAGAAGGCGCAGCGCGAGGTTGGCCGACCTGCTCCTCACGCGCCTTGATAAGCGCATCGACTTCTTCTTTAGAAGCTGGCTGATTTGCGGGAGAAGGTGCCGCTGTTTCCGGCACGACTTCCGTAGAATCTGGCACCGTATCGTTACCACGAAGCCCCATTTCAGCGGGCGCTTCTGCTTCGCCCTCCACAACATTTAGGTCAGGATTGGCGTCAAGGGCATCTAAATCCTCAACTCCGTCCATGTTGGGCGTGGTTGCTGCGTCAGGGGATTTGGCGCTGCTGTCTGGCTTGACCGTGTATTCGGTAGCACGTTTCCCTTCAAGACCCTTCAAAAGTTCCTTGACGCCAGCACGTCCAACGCCAGCAACTTGAATACCCTGTTCTTCCAGAGCGCCTTCTAGGATTTTGCCATCGTCTTCTGTAAGTGCCATTATTGCTCTCCGGTGTTTCTAAGGAACATCTGTTGCCACGTCTTGTAGGCGTATGTTTTCACTAATCCCCTTGATCGCCTGACCAGCAACTTCTGCACCCTTCACCAAAGCAGGACCGGCGGCTGCACCTATCGCAGTTTGAATCCCCACATCTAAAGCGCGATCTAGCAGCGGCTCCTCAAAGCCAGCTTGTTCTTCGATAGCGGCCTCCGCCACGGCAGGCGTCCCAGTGGCCGCGCCTCCAACGACTGCTGCTGACGTTAAGGGTCTCTCTGCCATCTTACGGATCAGGCCAGTAATACCCTTCATGCCCGCTTTACGCGCCACCATAGTCGTTATGCCGCCAGCAATTATACCGGGGTCTGTCAACAGATCACGGATAGCGCGATATGTTCCCGACGCGGTGAAGTTTGGCAGGCGCTCGTACTGATCGAACAGATAAACCCAAGACTTCGCGTGTTGGCGAGAGCCTGACGCCATCATCGTTGCTGCCTGACGCGCCATACCGGGGCGTATCTCTATACCCGCCACTTCCCCGGCAACCGGGTTGGCGAAGTTCCATGTGAACGCTGACATGATATTGATGCCGTATTGGTGAGCCTCATCATCATCGCCGTTGAACTCATTTCCCTGCATAAGTTCATAGACGATCTTCGAGTTTTCAATAAACCGAGAATCGTAACGCAGTTTTTCTTCCGTGATCTCAACTTCTGGATCACCACCAAAACGCGGCGGGCGGACATCACCTTGGAACGCAGCAGAAGTTTTTGCATCGTGAATCTGTGAAAAAATATCAGTCATCTATTCCGCACAAGGTATTTGCGTTTATAGGTGTTAAGGTCACGTATGATATTTTGTTTAGCCTGACTTGAGGCTTTAGAATCTTTAACCGTTTGTATAACTGTTTCAAAATTTTCAAGAGTGATAACATTTGGGATTGGGATTTTAGCGAGTTTTGCGGCTTTAATATTTTCATTAAGTTCATCTTCTTGAGCCTTTTGAAACTCATACAAAAAACCATCTTTAACCAGTTTTTTTGCGATTTGCACAAAAGATTGGCCCTTGCCTTCCTCAATAGCATTTGGTGTGTTTATGGCTTTGTATCTATCTTCTAGTTCTTCGGATGCCTTTAGAAGCAAAACACCTTGAGACTCACTGACAGAAGCCAACTCTCCGATGAGACCCATGCCTGTCTTCAATATGCGTTTTGCTTCTTTGTAATCGACATCACGTTCTTTTTCGAATTGGTTTTCTAATTTTATTTTGTCGTCGGTTGTCAAATCAAGACTATCTAACGCTCGCCTCAAATCTGGAAAAGTTCTGTACTTGCCGTCTTCAATGGCACGGAAGATTTCTAGGTAATCATTTTTTGAACTTACGGGCTTGGGATTGCGCCTATCTTCTAGCGCCCTTTGATCCTCCCTGCCTATGTGACCGGCAGCGACATCTCTTTCGTATTGAGCGCGTCTCTCGACATATTCCTTACTATCTTTAGGCAAATCGTAAAGGATGTTGTAATTACGTTCAGCATTAGATTTAGATCGCGCATCTCCTTCTGTGCGTCTGTCCCTCGCCGCCTTATTCTCCGCAGACCTTTCTTCGATTATCTTCTCGCGCACAATCTCCTTGTTGTCTTCCGACAGCCCGGCGTACACGGAAGTTAGCCGACCGTAGTTGCCACTATAGACATCTACGAGACTAGGGTTCTCGCGAGAAAACTGGCGAAGACCATCTACCTTGGCCTTCTCCTCCATCTTAAAGATTTCTTCTTGAGTCTTTTTGACAAGCCCCTGATCACCAGTGCCTATCGCCTGATCCAGCAACGTCCTGCGAATAACTGCAAAACTTTGCTCTAGTTCAGGAACGGGCTTTCCGTTGACCTCAACAAACCCGCCAGCAGACGCCATAACAGCCGCCTGCATCGCAGCAGGAGCCTGATCCATAGCGTTATTAAGAGAAAGCTGCCCAGCTAGTCTGGCGCGTTTGTATTCTTTTTCCAACGCAAGTTTATAAACGGGAGCCGCAATCGTGCTTATCGTGCCGCGATAACCAAAGGACGCTTTGGGGTCAACTTGCGCTAGGATATCAGCGTGTCCGTCTATGACGCTTTGTATTTTAACCTGAACCTGGTCAGGGTTGATCGGAACATCGCTGTTAAGGGCTGCGGCGATAGCAGATATTTCGTTACGGGCGTTGGCTTCCAGTTCAGTCTTTACCTGCGCCGAAGCAGTGGCGCGAGACGCGGAACCGAATATCGTGTCTGGATCGCCAACGATCTCATCAATATCTCGCCCTTGCGCCATAGCCGCAGATATCTGATCGCTGGTTATCGGGTTCTCCATACGGAACTCGACGCCCTCTTTTTTCGCCTTTTCCGCAGCACTCTGAAAAGCGAAATCAGTCATCTTGTTTAGAGCATTCGTAATCCCCTCTGAAGGATCAACAATCCTCCTTTGAGGCATACGATAATCCAAGCCGCGTGTCGAAACAGACGGGACGGCGGTAGGAGAAACTCCTATTCTGCGATATCTAGGAAGACGTTCAGCCATTTATTATCTCTTCTTTGGCTGGGTTGGCTGGGTCGGTTTTTGACCTATTTTATAATACTTATAACCAGCCTCTCCCAATGTAGTCGCTGCCTTGAAGTAAGATTGCGTCTTCGCCACTTTGCCCTCATAACGCAACAGAGAGGCTTTTTGCGCGCCGCGATCAACCGCAAGCTGGGCTTCTTCTTCAAAGACACCCGCCTGCATTTCTCCGGCGCGGG